AATTGATTTAAGAACATTAATGTTTACAAAATCGTTTTTATATGAACCTCCTGAACAAGAGTTGTAAGCAGTTTTAATATAATAATCATAAAGGTTACCAGAACAGTCGGAATCATTAGATGTAATTGGTCTTAAATTGCCATCAATGGTCGGATAAAGAGTGTTCATATAACTTACTTCACTATTTTGTAATTTACTAAGGTAAATCATATAACCAATAAAAATTATTAAAATTGTGCAAATGAATGCAAAAATAATATATAATTGAAAGTCTTCATTTAAATTTTTAATTTTGCTTAAATAATCAATTGGATTTGAATTCATTGAAACTGGAATGATTTTTGAAGAAGATGACATTACTAATATATTATATTATTTTTAATTTTAAATTATGGTTGAACATAAATGGATAAATATATTATGATTAAAATAAGAATTAAAAAAATAGTATATATCATTATAATAAATATGGCTGGCGGTTTAATGCAATTAGTTAGTCAAGGACAAGCAAATCTTATTTTAAATGGTAATCCTCAAAAATCTTTTTTTAAATGCATTTATAAAAAGTATACCAACTTTGGACTACAAAACTTTCGTCTAGATTATGAAGGCACTCCAACTCTTGGTCTAACTAATGAAAGCACATTTACTTTTAAAATAAAACGATATGCTGATTTACTTAAGGAATGTTATATTTGTGTAACATTACCAAATATATGGTCACCTGTATTACCACCTCAGGCTTATACAAATAGTGACGGAACAACCACCTACTCAGACTGGGCTCCTTATAGTTTTGAATGGATACAAAACCTTGGGTCTCAAATTATTAGTAAAATAACCATTAATTGCGGAAATCAACAGCTACAACAATATTCAGGACAATATATTTTAGCATCCGTTCAGAGAGATTTTAGTAGTCAAAAACTTAAATTATTTAATGAAATGACTGGGAATGTGGTTGAGCTAAATGATCCAGGAAATGCTGGTGCACGTGTAAATAGTTATCCAAATGCTTATTATACAACCAGTGCAGCAGGAGCTCAACCATCTATTGCAGGAAGAACTTTATGGATTCCATTAGGGTCTTGGTTTAATTTATTGTCAACTCAAGCATTTCCTTTAGTGGCCCTTCAATATAATGAATTATGGATAAATGTATCCTTTAGACCAATTAACGAATGGTTTACCATTCGTGATGTCGTGGATTACACTAATAATTTCCCTATAGTGGCCCCAAATTTCAATCAATTTTATATGCAATTTTATAGATTTTTGCAAACGCCTCCAGACGAAACCTTGGGGCCAACTTCTTATGTAGATACAAGAACTAGTTGGTTTGCGGATATTAATTTAAATTGCACTTATTGTTTTCTTTCTGATGATGAATCCACCGTATTTGCTAAAAACGAACAAAAATATTTAATAAAACAAATTTATGAAAAACCTTATTATAATGTTACAGGACAAAATAAGATTGATTTAGATTCACTTGGTATGGTAATTAGCTGGATGTTTTATTTACAAAGAAGTGATGTAAATTTAAGAAATCAATGGTCTAATTACACTAATTGGCCTTATGAATACATGCCGCAAGACATAACTCAAGCATCCACTGCAGGAGATGTTCCTAATCCAGATACAACAAGCATATATCCTTTATTGGGTCCTGGATTAAATCCTGATGGTACCTTATCTGGGTTATATGTAACAGGAGTTTATAATCCTCAAAATTTAAAACAAATTTTGGTTACCATGGGAATACTGTTAGATGGACAATATAGAGAGAATACCTTGCCTGCAGGTGTATTTAATTTTGTTGAAAAATATGTTAAAACTGCTGGATTTGCACCTGATGGTTTGTATTGTTATAATTTTTGTTTAGATACAGACCCTTTTAAAAACCAACCATCAGGTGCGATGAACATGAGCCGATTTACAAATATACAATTTGAGCTTAGTACCATATCACCTGCATTAGATCCTTATGCTCAAGTTTTAACCATTTGTAACCCTGCAACTGGTAATATTGTTGGTATTAATAAGCCAACTTGGCGAATTTATGACTATAACTATAATTTATATTTGTTTGAAGAGAGAGTAAATATGGTTACCTTTATTGGCGGTAATTGTGCTTTAATGTATGCGACATAATTATCCACCTTTCAAAAGGTGTAAGGCTTAGCCGATGGCTTAGAGTCAAACAATTATAATATATTATGGGTCTTTCCAAATAGTCTTTCCTAAGGTACTGGCGTTGCAAGTAGTTTAATATAATATATTATGGGTCTTTTCAAAAGTTTCTTTAAGTAGTCTAATATAATATATTATGGGTCTTTTCAAAAGTTTCTTTAAGTAGTCTAATATAATATATTATGGGTCTTTTCAAAAGGGTCTTTAAGTAGTTTAATATAATATATTATGGGTTAGTATCTTTATAAAGATTGGACAACGCGAAATTGCCGTTTTGGGCAAAGTATTTTGATTTTTGAAAATTGGACAAAAATAAATGTCCAAAAATGAAAAGCTGCCGCACTTTGCCCCAAATTTTTATTTGTGACCATAAAAATTCTTATGCTCTGGGGAAAATATAAATGTTTTTCATTTTGTGACGATAAAAAATATTTTAAAAATATTAAAACTTAAAGAATTCTTTTCTTTTTATAGTATATGGAAATTAAGGAAATAAAAAAACTTGAAAAAAAACTTTTTAAATATTTTTGCGAATTGTGTGATTTTAAATGTTATCAAAAATGCGATTGGGAAAAACACATTAAACGACAAAAACACATCACAAATACAGAAGGAAATGAAAAACTTGAAAAAAGTTTTTTATGCGGATGTGGTAAATTTTTTCAAACTAATGCTGGATTATGGAAACATAAATCTAAAGGCGGATGTGTTAAACAGAATATACAGTCAGAACCTCCATTAAAAGAAGAACCCATTAAAACAGAAGACCTCCAACTTCAAGAAATAACAAAAAAAGAAGACCTAATTATAATGCTATTAAAACAAAACGCTGATTTAATGGAACTTGTTAAAAATGGTACTAATAATAACAGTAATAATACAACTCATATAAATTCTCATAACAAAGCATTTAATCTTAATTTTTTCTTAAATGAGACGTGTAAAAATGCAATGAATATAACTGAATTTGTTGACTCTATTCAATGGGAATTAGATGATTTAATGGAATTGGGTGAGATTGGGTATGTAGCAAGTATGTCTAAAATAATTACTAAAAAACTAAACGCATTAGACGAAACAGTTCGTCCTATTCATTGTGCAGATAAAAAAAGAGAAATATTTTATATAAAGGATGATAATAAATGGGAGAAAGAAGACGAAGATCTAAAACGATTACGTAAGATAATCCTTAGATTGTCTAATAAAAGTCTCAAGCTTCTACCAAAATATAGAGAGAAGTTCCCTGATTATAATGACGCCAAGTCCATACATTCAGATGAACATTGTAAGATTATTATTGAAGCTGTTACATGTGATAGTGCTAAGGACGAGAAAATAATCCGTAATATATCCAAAGCTACTATGATTTCTAAGTGCTTAAATTAATGAATATTATTATAACTTAAATAATATTTATAATATATATAAATGACAAAAGTAAATATTGATTACTCTAATACCATCATTTATAACATAACTTGTAAAAATATTACTGTAACAGATATTTATGTCGGTCATACAACTAACTTCGTCCAAAGAAAAGAGTCACATAAACAAAATTGTAAAAACAACCAATGTAAATTATACACAACCATCAGAGATAATGGCGGATGGGATAATTGGACGATGTCAATAATACATTTTTGTACTTGTAAAAACCTGTATGAAGCAAGACAAACCGAACAAGAATATTTTAAATTGTTAAATGCTACCTTAAATAGTGTAGAACCAATGCCAGAACCTAAAATAAAAAATGTAAAAGTTAAAAATAAACAACCTGTTTATTGTAAAAATACATTAAATATTAAAAATAACCAAAAACAATCAAATATATTTAAATGTGAATTATGCGACTATACTTGCTGTAAAAAATATAATTGGAATAAACATTTATCTACTAGTAAACATACAAAAAAAACCGTTGTAAACGGTTCAGAAACCACCAAATTTCAAAATGTTTTTTCGTGTGAAAATTGCGATAAAGAATTTAAAAATCGTTCTGGTTTATGGAAACATAAACCTAAATGTACAATTCTAAAAAATAAATGTATTGTAAATGACAAAAATAACGACATTCCTGAAATATCAATTGATAAAAATAACACAATAATGCTATTAATTAAACAAAATGATGATTTTATTAAACAAAATGATGATTTAATAAAATGTCAAACTAATATAATAAAATGTCAAACTAATTTAATTAAAGAACACTCTGATTTAATTAAAGAACACTCTGATTTAATTAAAGAACAATCAAATTTAATTAAAGAACAATTCAATATCAAAAAAAAACAGGAATATCCAAGCAACTAACCATAATGGAATTATCTAATAATTAGACGGTAATGGGCCGTTTTCAGTAAATTCACCTGTTACACTATACATTTGTTGATAGTTAGGCATATATTGTGATTGGTTAGGTTTGTAACGTTTATTAAATAATAATTGGCTTTCATTAAAATTATCAGTCCAAGTATTTAATCCAAAATTAGCTTGAACAGGTTTACCATACATGTCGTCTGTAATTATTAATTCTTTTGTTCCAAATCCGCTTGTTAAAGGTGAATAATCAGGTGTAACACCAACTGTTAATTTTCCTGCATCATCATTGCCAATTATATCCGTTGATTTAGGGGATGACGATGATGATTGTGGTTGACAACCTGAACAATCTATATCTGTAAAACATTGTTGACCTGTTATTGCACACCTAGCAGTAGGTCCACAAAAATTAGTGCAGCTAGTAGTGGTATT